TATTACATCATATTGGTTAAGATCACAAGATGGTACAGAAGTATCCATAACAAGTAATGTAACTATTACGGGCGAATTAATTACATCAAACTTAACAGTTCATGGAACTACTACAACTTTAAATACAGATGTATATGCAACGGAACAAGTTGATATACAAAACAGTGCGGTAGGAGTAGCATTAAATGTTACGCAAAATAACGGTTCAAGTGATATAGTTAATTTTTCAAATGGTTCTACGGGAATATTTACTATCAAAAATGATGGTAAAGTTGGTATCGGGACAGAAACTCCATCGGTATCATTACATATTTTAGATACCGGCGGTATTATAATACCGGTTGGCACAGAAGCACAAAGACCATCTGAGGTAAAGGGTACAATAAGATATAATGATGATACAAGTCAATTTGAAGGTTATGGAAGTGCATGGGGATCTCTTGGTGGCGTTAAGGACATAAGTGGAGATACATATATTAGTGCCCAAGGCACCGACGCTGATCCATTAGCAGATACAAATCAATTAAGTTTTTATTCAGATGGAGTTAACAGAATGCTAATAGATAGTAATGGTAATATAGGTATTGGGACCGGGGTGGCAATAACTGCACCAGATACAACATTACATGTTGTCGGGGACATTAAATTTACAGGTATATTATATCATGGCGATGAAGAATTTCAATCGTCATATTGGGAAAAAGCAGGAAATAATGAATTATATTATACCACAGCAAATGTAGGTATAGGAACTAATAATCCAGCACAAAAATTACATGTAAATGGTGGAAATATAGTTACAAGTGGAAGCATAGGTGCTGGAACTAATAGTCCTGCGCAAAAATTACACGTAATTGGTCAAATTATAGCAACTGATAAAATCACATCTTTTTATTCAGACGAAAGGCTTAAAACTGATATAGAATTAATACCCGAACCTCTCAATATTATAGAACAACTGAATGGATTTTATTATAAAGCGAATGAATTAGCAGAGTCTTTTGGAATAGAAACCAATAAAAAAGAGATTGGCCTAAGTGCACAGGAAGTCAATAAAGTATTACCAGAGCTTGTAGATTTAGCTCCTTTTGATACAATAAGAGACGAAAACGATAATATAGTATCTAAATCAGGAGAAAATTATTTAACTATTTCATATGAAAGATTGATGCCCGTAATAGTAGAATCAATAAAACAATTAAATAATGAAATAAAATTATTAAAAGAAGAAAATCAGCATTTGAAAGAAGCTATAAAAAAGATGTCTTAATCAAATGTTAACAAACATTTTGTTTTTATTATATCATGATTGATGTTATTATTAACTTTTTGTTTACATGAATTATTTTCAATCATTTTTTTATAAATAGTATCATAATTATTTATGGCATATGTAATTATGTTATTATTGAATATCCATCGAAAAAAGTTAAGCTGCCCAACAGTTGTTTCAATATAATCGGACTTATCATCATTAATGAAAAAAGTAATTCTGTGATGTCTCCTAAATGAATCAAAGTTAAACTTACTATATGATTTTAACTGAGCGCGATAATCTTGATATAAATTAATTTTGCGAATATTTTTAATAAATTCTTTTGAATCATCGGGGTAATATTCATAAATGTTTTTATTATCATCGATCCAATAATATATATTATTACTTTTAGAATAATGAGTAACAAGCCATTCAATTATACGCAATGATAATTTATGATTTCCATTTATAATATTCTTTAATAGGGTTTTATATTTATGATTTTTATTATAAAAATCTGTTAATGATGATAATAATAGGTTTTGACCTAAATCACACATATCTTAAATATTATTTATAGCATATTCTTTAAGTAATAAAAGTAATAAAAAAATTAGATTAAAATTAATATGATGATGAGGCGCCTATTTCTAGGGAATTCTGGCGTAAATCGGGTTCAATGGTACTTATTAACCATGGTCCTACAGCATTTTGGGGATTAGGTATTTCAGATCTTAATTGTAAATTGGCATTTCTTAGAGATTGACCTACGGTATTGACACCTACGTGATATCCGGCTGTTAAATAATTTTGATCACCAACATTTCCACCACCCGAAGGATTTATACGAGCCCACTTACTATCTGCGGCATCTTTGGGTAATAAATCATCGGCAGTTAATCTATCCCTAGGATAGCAAGCTTGCATATTTTGTGAATCATCTTCTTGCATATCATAAGAAGCAAACTGTCCATCACCTCCTTCGGAATTCATTGATGCACCCGAATCTTGACCTTGTTGTAAGTTTTGATTAAAAACTTCATTGCCTCTTGGATCTGAGGCGGCATAGTCACCTATACCAGCAGAAGCCATGGACGGATCACGTTGCATATTGTCAACATCAGCTACCGAACCTCTACTATTGGCAAACTTTTCATAGTAAAAAGGCTCGGGAATATTTCCATTACCTGGCATTCCGTTCATTCCCGTTGAACGAGGATTATTACATTTGGAATTATAGGTTAATAATAATAATAAGGATAAAAGCAGTAAAATTGCTATTGAAAACGATATAACCACACTTTTATTAGCACCCATATTTATTTATACTATATATATCTATCTATTATTTACAATAGATTATATTTAAAATATTATTTATAATAATCTATTTATTTTTTCTTCCTGTAATATTAATAACTCATTGATATTACCTAAAATATTATTCATATCTTTTGCGTTTCCATTATCCTTATCTTTAAATCTATTAGCAATATTATAGTAATCGTTTTTATACTCTTCAATTATCTTATTATATTGGCTAATTTTTGATTTTGTGTTTGTATCTAATTTTTTTATTCTATAATCTATTTTTTCAATAATTTCGTCCATATAATGCCATTCGTTGCTATCATTTTGTAATTCTGTTACATCAAGCGACTTAATTAACCATTTATTTGAAGTATATTCGCTGTAAAAATATAATCCCATATATTCTATTGATAAATTGATAATACTTTTTTTATAGTTATTATTTTCTTTTAACATTTGTATTAGTTTATCAACATCATTTATAGCATTATTATTATAATTTATATTATTAAAATCTTTATTTGTTAATATTACATTTATTGTTTTTGTCTGTTCGCAAAAACTTTTAGTATATAATTCTTTAACGTCAGTTTCATCTAAACTTTTATTAAACCACGAAAATGATTGTTTTAATATATCATTTTCTATATTATTATCAATATTTATCAATTCATTTATAGTATCTTTATTCGTTTCATGTGATAAAAATAATATTAAACTATATCCTCTACCATTCAATAATTTTTTGATGCCTTTGATTTTAACATCCGTAATTGATAGTTTAATAGTGTCCTTTGATAAGGATATAAATTTATTATCCTTTTTATACGGAGTTTTTAACATATATCTATCCTTTATAATTATGTCAAACACTTTTTTATATTGATATTTTACAAACAAAAAAATAATTAATTAATTTTATACGGAATACTATTAATAATATTAGAGTTAGGTTTACTTGTTAAAAACATATCTGTGGGAGAAAGTGGTATTAATGCATTTTCTAAAATATATTTAAACATGTCTTTGGGTGTTTTATTGACCGCAATATGGCTAGCATATATATTATTTAATACTTTTTGAATACTTTGTACTCGCTTTTCACATACTCTTGTTGGTAGATCATAATAAATTCCCCATCCAGATGCTTTTGTTAAAAATGCGTGGATTATACGGCAATAATCTGCGATAATTTTATTCTCATATTGTTTTAATTTAGCTGACGTATTAATATTTTTAGATAAACCAAAATCATATATCATCATATTATAACCACATGCTTTTAAATAATATTTTTTACCATCAAATTCATATTCATAATATCCTTTTTCATTATTCATTTGATAAAGAAAGTTTCCATAATGAGCATCATTATGAACATATCCTACTAAGTTTTGGAATGTTCCAATAGATATAAATACTTGAAATAATAAATTACACATTAAATTCATATTACCAGCAATATCTCTTTTAGCAACTAATGTTTTCAAGTCTCCGTGTGCTAATTCATTAATAGATACTAATTTTAATTTATTTGCCATAATCATTTTTTCACCTTGATAACTTATTAGTGAATCTCTTTTGCAAATAGCGTGTTTATGAACAGCGGCAAAATGTTTGGTTTTTTTTGTAAGTAATAATTTATCTGTAATTTCTCTCATCAATTTAATTTCTTGTAGATTGTCTTTTGTAGCAGCCATAACTTTTGATACAATAGAAAATCCTCCTAAACTTTCTTTGATACTTGATAAATATATTGCACCATAAGCACTTTCAGTACCTATTTTTTTAACTAAATCAATAACATTTTTAATAGTATATCCGCGTTTACCATCTTTAAATATTTTTGTATCCAAACAATCGCTTTCATTTATGCTCTTTAATCGTGTTTGTAAATATTTAGAAAATTTAACACGATTATCAAGTGTAAATTTGTTAGCAATTAACTTATTTTTAAGAAATCTTTGTATACGTTTAGCTTTTGAATTTTTTTTAGATATTGAGTTTCTGGATACTTCTACAAACGCAGGAGTTTTCGTTTCGGCTTTAATAACATCATTTAAGAAAACTTTTTTAGATATACTTTTAGGTTTTTTTGATAATTTTTTTACTTCTTCTGCTACCTTTGCTACCTTTGCTACCTTTGCTACCTTTGCTTTTTTTTTTAAAACAACTACGGGAACTCCTTGTATTTTTTTAACTTCATAGTAGTCTTTTGATCCTTTCCTTGGAGAACACCATTTACTTTTACCTTGATTATATATTTTCAACGCGTCAGTATATTTCATTGTATTTACTACTATTATAATAGGAAATTATTACTTACAAATATCACAAAAAATGTCTTTTTATACCGATGATAATAAAGATAATGATATAAATAATGATGATATTAATAATAATATAATAAATATATTAATAGAATATATCAAAGATGAACTATTGAAATCAAATATACGATATGAAATAGTTAAACCTATTCTAATTTATTTACTGTATTATTTGATACCATTTATACTGTTTATTATATTTATGAATTTTATATCAACAATAATAGCAATATGTATTGTATTTAAATATTTATTATAAAATAGAATGAATTATAAAAAATCAGGCGGAACAAATATAACTCCTTTGATATCATCAATGATATTGTTAAGTGCGAGATTATCTATGGATAAGAAAAAACTATTAACTCAAAGTATTAAATTATCATCGCGAGCTCCTAGAAAAATTCTAATAAATACTGTTAAAGTATTTCAACCAAAAGCGAAACCTAAAACAGAACGAAAAGCGAAACCTAAAACAGAACGAAAAGCGAAACCTAAGACAGAACGTAAAGCTAAACCTAAAACAGAACGTAAAGCTAAACCTAAAACAGAACGTAAAGCTAAACCTAAAACAGAACGTAAAGCTAAAAAAATGAAAGGTGGCGGTAGTCAAGAATTCTTCGAATGATTAATATATCATACCTTTATTTTTATTAATATTGATTATAGAATCACTAATAAGCTTATTATTATTAGTTTCATTATTTTTATTATTTATAATATACCATCCTCTCTTATACACACTGGCATTTGTTTCAAAAGGTTCTCTATCAATTGTAAATAATAGCCCTTTATTATATATTACAATATTATCTGCTTGCATTTATTACATTATAAGTGCGAGATTTTATATCATTTTTTAATAATTTAATAATTAAAAAATGGATGAAGAAATTATAGAAGAGTTCCGTGAATTATTTGATTTTGATAAAGCTAAAAAAATTGTTATATTAGATAAGATTATTACAGACGATATAATAACCGGTCAGAAAATAGATATTTCTAATGATGTGTATAAAGATACCAATATTGACAATTGGGCTACTAAAATACCTATATTGGAAGGTAGTAAAATTTTAATTGACAAATTAATTAAACATCCTATAAATGATAAAGAATTATTAATACGGCGCCAAAATGCATTTGTAGATTATGATATTGATATTGAAATTTTAAAGGATTATGAGGAGGATATTTTATGGATTTATAAAATATCAGAAGAGATTAACGATAATTCATCAATTGAAATTTTATTCCCATCATCATTCATTATAAGTTATATAAATTATTTTGAATTTTTATTAGATTCATATCATATGTATAAAATATATTTTATACCAATAACATCTATATTATATCCAGTGTCAACATTTTTTGCACCATATTTTTATTTAAAAAATTATATGAAACTGGATATAACTTTTTCTAGCTATATTAATACAATATATTATATAATATCTGTTTTATTAAGAACAACAGGTAATTTCCGCCAAGATCTAACTAAATTCGTAACGTTATTTCTATATGTAGGTATTTATCTCTACAATATGTATCAAACATATGAAATAGCTGTGTTTTTATACAACACTAAACAAAAATTACATGAAAAGATGGAAGGATTAGTTAAATTTGTTAAACATTCCGTCAATATTACTAAAAATGTTTCTAAAAATTTATTAGATCCTTTTTTTGATATTGATAAAGATTTCCATAATATTGATATAAATAACAGCATGACTGATATATATAAAATATGGAAGGATGAAAAATTAAAAACTCAGTTATCAGATTTACTTAAAACAATATATGGTATAGATGTTTTATATTCAATAAACAATTTATTACTATCAAATGATTGGTCTGTACCCGAATATAAGAATGATACGACTTTGTGGGCAGCTAAAAATCCAATATTAAATAACGAACAAATTAGTAATCCAATAAATTTAGATAAGAGCATAATAGTAACTGGACCTAATGCTGGTGGAAAAACAACATATGTTAAAACGATATTATCCAATGTTATATTAAGTCAGACTTTTGGTATAACATATAGTCTAAAATCCAATATGATAATATATGATACCATAAACTCATTTATGAGAGTATCTGATGAATTGGGAAATAAGTCTTATTTTGAGGCAGAAGCAGAATATTGTTTAAATATGATAAATAAGGCCAAGCTACTTAATGAAAATGGTGAAAAAGGATTATTCTTAATGGATGAACCGATGCACTCAACACCACCGACGGAGGGTATGGCAACCGCATATGCTGTTATAGAATATTTAAGTAAAATATCAGGTATATCTTTAATTATAACAACTCATTTTCATAAATTAGTAGAATTAGAAAATATATATCCGAATAAATTTATAAATTTATCGGTTGATGCAATCCCCGAAGATGATAGATATTACTTTCCTTATAAAATTAGAAACGGACATTCCTATTTATGTATTGCAATTGAATTGCTAGATATTAAGGATTTCCCGAAAGAAATAATAGATAATGCGATTAAAATGAAAAACAAAATATGTTATAATTTTAATAAATAATGTATAGTTTCTTATTTAATCAAACTTATATAAGTGTATTTGTTATTGCGCTACTAGTATTTTTATTGATGTTCTTATGGAGAAAATTAACTATCTTAGAAGGTAATTATTTCTTATTAGAAAAGCGTGTTAATATAATTAAAAAGGAAGATAGGTCCGAACAACTATCTAAAAACTTAGAAAAATCCGATGCAATAATGAAAGAAGTATTCAAGAATAATATAAAAAGAGGTAATTGTAATAATAATGATACCGTTTGCAATATTCCTAAGAATACTGATGAAGAGGATTATATTATGGATGATATTGAAAATAATATTGATATAACTATTATTGACGTATGCGAGGAAGAGCCAGTAAAAATAGGCGAAGGAATAGATGGTGAAGAGGACAATGAAAGTGGCGAAGGCGGTGAAGGCGAAGAAGAAGAGCTAGTTTCACATATAGAAGATATAACTAAAACAAATGAAGCTTCTAATATAGAATTAGCTGATAATAATGATAACGTATCAATAACTTCTGATATAACTTTCAATAATGAAGACGATAAGATATTAAGTAAAAAATATAAGGCAATGAATTTAGAAAAATTACGCGAAGAATGCAAGATTTATTCATTAAATAGCGAAGGTACAAAACATGTATTAATATCTCGTATTATTGATAATATTAAAAAGCAAAAATAAAAAATATTGTAATTGTATAGATAATTACAATAATGAGTTTTCATTCTACCACGGAACCAAAACCTCATTGTCCAATAAAAATGGCGGACGGAAGATCTTTTACTGATTATCGCCCAAGATGCATGGTAAATTCTGAATTAATGACTGATGTATCAAAAAATAATATGATAAAAAGTAGCTATGAAAGCAGAGTTTTTTTACAAGAGAATGCCGAAAAATTAATGGAACGCAATAGATTAAATGTATTTGATCGCTTAGCTCCTTGTGCGCCATGCAATAGACCCTTTGATGATCCGGGCACGATGTATCCAGAAAGATATGTTGTTAAATGCACTCCCACAAGCTGTGAAAAGATTGAAGTTAATAAATTTGGTCTTGGTACAAGCACCAGAGTACATCTATAAATTATTTTTAATTAAATCATAAATAATTCTATATATACATTATAGAGATATAATAATGATTTTTAATGATCAACATATAAACTTAAAAGTAACATATTATAACGATTATTCCAAAATTAAACTTACTGGAAATGTTAAAAATCCTGGACAATACAAAAATATAGTATTAATGGCTCCAAATCCCATTGATAGAATGTCTAATTATTCTGGTTCTGGATTACCATTTCCAAATAACGAAATCGCTTTCGAAAATACATCGAATAGAGTTGATATATCCGGTTCAGGTATTATAAATACTGTTTTCACGTATCCCAATAGTTTTTATATGCCCGATGGTATTAATAAAATAGTATCTTCTGTATTTTTACAATTAATGGATAAAAATAATGAGGTTACTCATGTTTATTATAAGTTACATGATATGAATGCACTAAGAACTCTAATAAATAGAGATTCAAGAAAAAATCCGGAGTTTTATGCTGCCAAAGACTATATCTTACCAATTGCAACAGCAGAAAATGTAATGAGAGCTTATGCTAAGGCAAAAATAGAACATGATATCGGCTAATCTATGTTAACGTTAATTTAGTTAAAGCTCCCGCCGTGTAAGAGAGTAATGATAAAATTACTATAATTATTAAATTAGATAATTTAGCCGTTTTAAATACATCACAGTATTCTGTGAAATATAAATAAACTTCAAATATAGCTATTTTTACTAACATTCCTAATATCACTTCAAAACCAAACAAATATCCAATCGCAAAGTTAATTATAATATGTGATGATAAATATATCTTATTTTCAAATATATTATTATTAGGATTTGGATAAAAAAATTCGTCAAAATAAGTTAGCCCGTGAATACATCTTAAAAATGTAAATGTAAATGTTGACAGTATAACTATTGTCAAATACATATAAAAATATATCGTATTCATTTTCTTTTCTATATATATAGCATTTTATATTTATTTTTAATTACACTTTTTTTTACATATTTATCAATACTTTTATTAATGTTTTTTCTTGAATAATAAAATAATATTCCTTTATTTAATATATCGTTCTTAAAAGTATCATAAAAATCTTTTACGTCATTTGCACTTATATTATCTACCATTTTAAAGTATTCTTCATTACTTATAAACTTTTTATTATATATCATATGTGTTTTATATTCATCGTTATATGATGTTAAATCATAAAACTTTTTATTTTCATACGATACCTTATTTCTATTCTTTGAATTACTGATATCTTTATTTGTTATTTTATAAGTACTTAGTATTTTTATTATTTCACTAATTAATAACGGTAAATTTTTCGCTTCACATTGTGTATATAAAAAATAATAAGATGCCTTAGAATTCATAATATCTATATCATATGATATACCAGTGTTATATATTAATCCTAGTTTTGTCCTTAGTATTTTATAAAATATGCCTGTTTCAAAATTGAACAATATATTTTTTAATAAACCCAAAATAATATTTTCTTTCGACATGAACTCTATATTTTTATACACGTAAATCCTAACAATCACATTATCATTATGTTTATTTTCTACGTGTATTATTTTGAACTCTTTATTAATGTGTTGTAATATTGGGTATATATTTTTACATTTATTATTTCTCTTAATTTTTCCAAAATATTTATCTATATTATTTTTCGTTTCTCTTACTTTATGTTTAGGACAAGTTATACTTAATACCATATCTTTTGAACATACTTTATTTTTTATAAATTTTTTAACATGTGATAATGTAAATGTTCTAACTGTTTTGATATGGTGTTTCAAGTCACGCATATAATAATATTTAGGGTGAAAATATTTGAATATTTTATTATCAAAATCGTATTCTACTTCTGCAATATTATTATTTAATTCTTGTACTACTGCATTTTTCTCTTTTTTTGCTATACTTTTATCAATATAAAAATTATTTATACTATTTGATAATATATCCATATAGTATTCTAGATCATTATATAACCCACTTATATACACTGACATTTCGTAACTATTAACATAAGCATTGGTAATCCCGCCTCTTCTTGATATTTCATTAGATACTTTTTGCGAGCTCTTAAATTTCTTAGATGTTAGTCTACCCAATAAATGTTCATAATAATGTGTTAATTCTAAGATTTCTTTTGATTCGTGATTAAATCCTAGTAAAAAATTAGCAGATATATGTGTCAATTTAGTATCTAATGGTATTATCATAACTTTTATTCCATTCTTCAAAGCATATTTTTTGAATTTTATATCCATATATCTATTAAAATGAGTACATAATTTATAAAATCTCTTGAAAATCTAAAAGTTTATAAAATCCTTAGAAAAATAAGATTATGTACTCTTTTTAATATACTATCATTTGATATTCCATATAATTCATTATTAGATGTAAATGGAAAAAAATATAATTTACACTACCAGCATCATTAGCACAATATATCAATAATAATGTAAATAGCTCATATATCTTAATAATATTACTTAAACTATCAACCTTCAAAACATATAATATAGTATTTAACAATTGTGAAAATATCAAAGTGTTAGCATTTATACTTGTATAATATATATAATACAATTGTAATGTATATATAGTATAATAAAATCTAATATCACGAGCTAATACTAAATTATCACAATTATTTTTTATGCTATTTATTTTGCGGAAATAATGTATAAAGCTACTGCCAAACAAAAATACAGTATAATCAGTTAGATATGATATACAATACAATATTGATATAAATGATATATTATTATACCCAATATAATACTCTGTATCATGTACTATTTTTGTTATATTTATCATCAAAGACGATAAATAACTTTTATAGATTTTATTAGATATAAGTGTAAACAAGAATAACTGTCTAAAACTTTTATTATAATATATTGATAATATGCCAAGACTTTTACCAAAATAATATGCCCATCGTGGATAAACACAATAATGTACTTTCATAATCACTCTTAATTCATCTTGAAAATTATCATTATCCGTATATATATAATGGCATTCGCGATGAAAATCAAATGCTACTATATCTCCTTTTTTAACAATTTTGTGTTCAGGTACCATATTAAAACAAGTTATTACATTGCTATTATCATCTAACCCTATAATTAATCTATAACAAGATGCAAATGGAAAAAGATAATATGGTCCGTCTATATGGCGAGTATAGAATATCGTATCTGATGTATTACTATCCTTAACCTTCGTTGGTGCCGTGACATATATTTCATTCATATCATTTAAGATATCAATGTAAGTTTCATTTAAATTATCTTTGAACATCTTAATAATAGTATCACTCATTGCAATTTTAGAAAAGATTAAACAAATATCCGTTGGCAATTTACTATACCACCAATGCGTAGACTTGTCTTTGGATGGATTTTGAGATATAACCCATTCTCTTAATTTATCCAATTTATCATATTCCAAAGTTCTTGAAGTTAAAACTCTATTCTTTTGATGTAACCACGGAAAGTAAACTAGCATCTTTTATATAATATTATGTGCGAAATAATTGTTTATTTATTTTTCGCCAAAGTTCTATAATTTAATATTTCTATTCTCTGGTAATACATAAGGTATCTCCAAATACTCAAATATATCCTTCTCTGATTTTATATCTGCTGTTGTATCTATTATTTTTTTATTTTTATCCTTAAAACCATACTCCGTTAATGATAGTTTCTTTTGCAAAGCTATACGTCTCATATATATATTAAATTGATATGAACCTGTAAAGTAAAGCAATGCGAAATAATAATACGAAGGGTCTGCTATCAATATATCAATACGTCTCGCAGGTAACTCTGGTGCTATCTTACATAGACCCATAAATTTGTTTTTACCATTTGCTAATGTTTCTATAATATAGTTTGATGATTTTAACTCATTAATTAGATTTTTAAGCTCCAAATCTGGTCTATTTTTAATTAAAATATCAATGTCACCCATATCAATATTCTTACGCCTATAACTACCAACCAATTCAAACTCTATATTGGAATATGTTTTATTAAATATTTTATTAATTATACTATAATGTTTTTTCCCTTCGCTCATAGGGATTCTTTGTAACATATCATCATAGTATTTTAAGCCTATTTTTTGCTTATCATTTAGCAATTCAGGTTTTGTTTTAAGTTCTTCAAATGAATTAACCTTTTTCATAAGTTCTATGATTTTTACAGGACCAACTCCATAAAGATTAGATAGATTTCGTTTTAATGAAAACGTTTTATCATTTAATGCATTTTCAACAGCAATCATTTTACCTGTTTCAAAATATTCTTTGATTTTATCTTTAATTTTATCACCAATTCCTTTAATATTGCTAAAACTTTCTAAAGTATCGTGGCTATCAGTAGATAATTCAATAGAACTTATTACTTTGTTATATGCACGTGCTTTAAAAGGTTGTTTGTTTAATGTTTCATATTCTTCTAGAATTTTTAGATTTTTAATGATTTCAACCTTATGGTCTATTACAGGGGTTTTAACACCAGTATCTTTAATACATCTACCCGTCTTAGGATTTATTATTTTACCTTCTGGACATCCGATTTTTTCACATTTACCTGTTTCTTGATTTCTTTTTTGGTTTTCTTTGCATATTTTTACGCATCTACCTGTTTTTGGATTTATTTCCTTGCCTTTATCACAATTTTGTTGCATTGCTCTTTCTTTATAAATATAAAAAATATCTATTCAATTTTTATTTAAATATGTAAAAAATATAAAATATATAAATGTGGTATGATTGTGTTGTCTATTTATAGAAACCTATTTAGTATTAACAGAAACGGGGGTGTGTGTGATTTTTAAAAGGCGCGGGATGTAGTCGTGTCTAGAATATCCATACACTTCTTTCATTTTTTCGCTGTTATACGATACCTCATTAATAAACTCCCTAAGTGGTCCAAGTCTTTCACAATCATCAATATTCATGATCTCCTTCTTCCCGATAGCGGCATCAATTTCTCCTTGAAGATTGTTGATCTTATTGATGAAGTAAGCCTTTGATGCCTCAACGATAGTAGCATGATATCCCATAGATTCTTCGAGATATTCTAACTCTTTGTGTTGCTTAATCAGGTCAGATTTGTATTTGGTTTCCGTTACTTGTTTGTCAAGATAGTTGACACGCTGTGTGTCCTTCCAAACCTCGGCATTATTTATTTTGCTTTGCATCTGTCTCATTTCAACGGATTCAAGGTGGTTAATATCGCGATAAAATGTGAAAAGGCTTTTCAGATACTCAATGTCTAAGGCAGAGAGCATGGTATACTTTTTCGCGTACTCGATTGCTTCATTTGTTGCCCTTTCGGCATAATCATTCGCGCCACTGTTCAACACATCCGATGGCTTGATGCCACGAGATTGAAGGTTGTAGGTGAGATAATATTTAGCCAATTCATCCTTACCTTTTTCAATACGCTTCTTCATATCCTTTTGTTTCTTCTCTTCTTTTACGTAGCTTGCATTGATAGTTGTAAGAGCTCTGTATGCCTCTTCGTACTCATCAACGCACTGGTTATCGTTAGGATTGCGAGGGATTGCAATGCCATTCTCGCGCATATACCTGAAATACTCTGGATTGTGAAGGATTCCAGATGTTTTAATCTGCATTGTCTTCCAATCAAAAGTAGTATGACACGACACACACCACATCTGATCACATCCCGATGATTTCATGATAGAAATGTTACATTTGGGGCATGGCTTGCTATCCTTCTTGATAAGTTCAGCAGTATCGATATCTTCCTGTTTGCACACGTGACCATCTTGTTTGACTGTACGGCAATGCTTACAAGTCTCCTTGTCGCAGATTGAACACATCCAATTTGCATCAACAAATCCGTTACAGTCATTGTTTTCGCAAGGATACTTGTATTGCTTGATTGCGCGCTGCTGGACTTTAATGCCCTTCAAAACTTCGATTTGCGAATAGTAGAAGCGAATGCGACCTCCAATGAGACCCCTGTGTTCAAACTCTTCAAGTGATCCTGGAACAAACTTTTTCTCTTCTACTTCCTTCTCAAAGTCTTTTTCAATTGTTGATATCGTTTCCTTAACAGCACGAATATCCTTGCGCTTTTTGACCTCGGGTAGAGAGCGTGGAACAAGGATCATCTCTTCCTTGAAGACAAGTTCTTTGATATCCGTGCGATAAAGCTTGTCAACGAATGATTTGCCAAGGAAACTAACAAGGGTAGACCTCGTAAGCTTCTTCTTGCAATTCATGCAGTTCTTCTCTGTCTTTTGAGAGGTGTTGATATGATACTTGATACAAGTTGTACAACACTCAAACTCACAATGAGGACATTTATGGATCTGTGACTTAGATACTTCGGAGACACAAACGAGGCATTCCATCTTGGCGATGGTGGCGACAGCAACAGTTGTAGCGGAAATAGTTGACATGATTTTATGTTGCACTTATAACTACAAGTAGCTATCAATTTTTTTTATACCAGAACAAATTCGTATAGTTATTTATGCTAATAATTTTATTTTTTATTTAAAAATTGATTTAATATATAGAACATGTATTAATTAATATGTTATGGAAATTAGAGGACTGGCAGTATCCATGTTATAATATTAATAATGGTAGATGCAAGGCACTATTAAAATGGAATAATTCAAAAAATATAATATATGAAGAAACTACAAATAATATTATTCCTATATTATCATTTAAGCGCCCACATTCGCGAGCATTCCATTTATCAATTATTTTGATAATATTAATATTCATTACACAATTTCATTTAATAGCATTTAATTATATTAAATCATCTTATTATAATGAGTTGAAAAATGATA